TGTCACATTTAATCATAGGGACACCTTCGCAGTCTGTATACAACGCACCCAATTCAGTTATCCCGTCACTAAATACACTACCATGTTGTATCTCAAAATCAAAAGACCAGCAAGGATACGTTTCGTCATCTTGTTGTTCAAACAGAAATCCAAAGTCAGTAAATTCATCTAGTCGTATTTCTGTGCGTTTTACTGAAGTCGTTAAATCAGGTTGCGACCTTAAAGATATAGCTTGTAAAACTGTATCAAAATTGCATTGAGTGTTTCTTTTATAAAGCCATATGTTATAGTCTTCTTCCGAGTTAGGTTTGTTGCGATGCATTACACCGGTCGGTGTAATATCAAACAACGTATAACAAGATAAAGTAAAACTCATTGTGTATTTAGAGAGGTAAAAAAACCCGAGAATAAATCTCGGGTTGTTTTGATTAAGTTAAAATTAACCAGTGAATGTAGCAGAAGCCGCAACAGTCACAGCCTCAACAGCCGCTGTCAAAGCAGTGTCAAGAGTTGTAGTTGTCCAAGCGCCAACTGGATATACAGCAACTGCTAATGTATCATTAGTGTCGTCAGTGTACTCATACAAATAAATTGTAGCCAATTGTTGAATCGTTTGGATAGCAACGTTAAACTGAGTAGTAGTAACTGCACCATCAAAAGTGATAGTGAAGAAGTCTAACTTAGGACCTTGAGGTTGTACAGTAACTGCGGAAGTAACTGCGTTAACGCCAGAGTTTGTGTATGAATCTGCATCATAGTTAATCAACGGTAGATAGTCGCCGTTTACACGTGTAAATTGTGCCATTTTAATATTCCTTTAAATAATTTGAAACGTATAGTTTCATACACTTATTTATGCCTGGTACAAAAAAATACTGGTTTTGGGTGCTAAAAATTAACGTTGTCCGGCTAGATTTTGACGACTAAAGCCCATTCTATCTACGAATTTGAGTCCGTTAGATACAAAGCCTTCTTGAGTTTGTGTGCCGTCTTGTAGGAACCCCTTCACAGGACTAGCTTCGGCGGCTTTGTTTAATTGTTCAACTATGCTCATTTTCAAATTGTAGATATTAATCCAAGTTTGAAACAATGCTGTTAATACTGACTTGTTGCCATCTAAGTAGCCAGGGGTATGTACTTCTTGGTTGGTCTTAGGATCAATCGCATTATACCCTAACAACTTGCCTCTCATAGCATCAGACATTGTTTTTGTGCCAATATATTGCAAGAACCCATCAACTAAATCATTTAAATTTCCTGATACAATTTTCTTGTTAATGTACGTTGTGAACAATCCAATGAACGGTCCTTTAGCTTGAGGTGCGTTATTGAAGAACTCGTCAATTTGCTTACCGTTATCTCTGACACTTTGTTTTGCCGCACGGACTAATCCGGTATCAATTTTTAGCTTTGGTGTGATTGGCATTTTTGCAGGAACGATAGCAATGTTACTATTGTTCTTTAACGAACCTATAGTACCTGGCAACGGTGTTGCTTCATCGGTAGTAGCCGCTGCCGGCGGAATAAATTGGTGAACTACGATACCTGCAGTTTTTCCAGTTAAAAACTTACCAACATCACTGGTAGAATCTACAGTGTATGTAATGCCATTAGGATTTGCTCTGAATGTATATACACCGTGTTGTTCTTCTAGTGGTTGACTGAATAACAAATCACCCCAGTAGAATCCTTTACTCTTGTCTGCTTTTTCTAGCCCGGGCCATATTTCTTGTATTAGAGAATGTAGCCCCTCACGATTAACTCCACGTGCTAGATCGTATTGAACAAACATTTCAGGACTGTACACATTGCGACCAGTTCCGTCTTTTTTATTGAACATGTGCTTGTCCATGATACTAAACTTACCGTTAGTACCACGACCAAATATCAATGCAGGATAACCGTCCCATTTAATTGTTACGGTTGCAGGGTTTTTAACAGTATCAACTGTAGCTTGAATAGCACGATTGCCACCCATTGATCCATCCAAAAATATTAAATCTTCAGGATGATCTAAGTGACCCTTCGCTTCCGTGATTACATCTATGCTATCAAGCTTTTGTTTTAACGATGCTAATGATTCTGATAAGTTCATAATTACCATTTCTTGAATGGTTTATATTTTCTACTCTCTGTTGTTACAGTAGCACCTGCGGGTGCAGGAGCAGGAGCAGGTGAAGTGGTAGGCTTAGGAGGCGGAGTAAATTCTGTTTTAGGTTTTTCAGAAGGAACTCCTGCCGGGGCCTTTTGACCAGTAAGTTCTTTTACAAACGCGGAATAAGCTGCCGGGTCAACTTTTTGTAACTTTTGAAGTGCGTTCTTAGCTACAGTAATTAACTGATTAGCATTTTGATTATCACCTCCTGTTGGTGCTGTTGGTGGCGCACCAACATTACCTGTAGCTGTGTTTGTTGTTGTAGTAGCAGTTGTAGGGCTTGATGAAGGTGTAGTTTCTCCTGGAGTAGTGCTTGTAGCGGCACTAGTGTTTCCTGCCATTCTAGCTAACGGGCCACCACCTGAATCAGTTGAGGCTGCGGGTGCTGGAGTAGAAGCTGCCGCACCCATTGCTCCTGGGGTACCTTTGTTACTATATGACAATGAGAATGCCGCATTAGCTAATTGATTTAGTGCAGCCTTGCCCTTGTCTTTCTTGTATGATTGCTGAATAGCATTGATATACTGGTCTACTTGCGATGCCGTTTTAGGTTCAGATAAATCTACACCCTTCATATATTGAGCTAACCAACGCTTGAACCAACTTTGAATGCTTTCAGCCTCAGCTTCATACATCATGCTTTCAAAGATTTTGTTTAGCTTGTAGTACTTGGTCTCAACAATCTTGAACTTAGAACCTTTTGATTCTTTAAGAACAGTAAGACCCAAATCACCCCATGTTAAATCAACTGCTTCTAATAGCTTGTTGATCCAATACATCTGCCATGACTCAGCCATTGTTTGGCCTGATTTAAGTTTAGCAAGTGCGGCGTTTGCAAAGTTAGGATCAGTTCCACCTTTCTTGATTACTTGCTGAACAGTAGCAACAGCGTTGCCCCACTCAGGGTAATCTTTGCGGTCAGCCATGTAATTAACTAATTCTTTAGTCAATTGAATCTTTTGATTTTTGTCTGTTGCAGTGTTCAATGCTTTTGCGGCACCTTGAACGTAATTGTTTAAGTTCTGATTAGTCTCACGCTGTCCACGAGCTTGGGCACTTGCTTGCTGTGCAGAAGTCATTCCGGGCTTAGTAGGAGCGGGTGTTCCTGCCGGGGAAGGTACTGGGGGAGGACTGCCCTCTGGATCAGTTCCTCCCGGTGCCGGCGTCGGACTAGGTGTAGGACTAGGTGTAGGACTAGGTGTAGGTGTTTTACCAACCTCTGGATCAAGTGTTGGCTCTTTTGGTTCAGGTGCTGCCGCGCCACCTAAGTTAGGATCAACTAAGCCACTAGAAACTGCACTGTCTAGTGCAGTAGAAGCACGTCCAATAAAGTCTTGTAGAAACTTGTCTTTTGCCATTTTATCTTTGACAGATAAATTGCCTTCTCCGCGACCTAATAGTCTGTTTCCTATTTGCTTGGCTGCAGCCGCACCATAATCACCTATAACTTGATTTAGTGCGAGTTCATCTACACGTTGTTTATGTTTTATTTTGAATTCATTTAATTTCACGATTTCTTCCTTAATGACTTAGAAAAACGAGCCTGGTCTCTGCTTTTAATGGCACTTAGTAGCTTGCGTTCTAGGAGTTGAGCCTGCTCTTGGTCATAGTTCTTGTTAATCATTTCTAATAGATTAATAGCACTAGTGATAATGTTATGGGCTCGGCTCTCAATAATGTGATTAGTATCACGGTTATTGCCAATAGCTTCTAATTCCTCTAATAGGCTGCGAGTTTGTTTTTGCATGATAACTATCCTAATAGTATTTAGTCTTTTAAGATAATTATTTACTTAAGTCATTGAGCATAGCTTTAAGCTTAGAACCACGAGCGTCTGCTACGACTTTCTTGGCTACAGGCTCTAATATTTCCCCTGTAGCTTGGTCTATGATAGGATCCATAGTATGTGAAATTACTGATTGTGCTTTAATTCTGCTCATGATGTCGTTTGCCGCCGGCTTAGGGGCATATTTTGCTTGTTGGTCTGCATATCCATCAGGATCTTCGTCTGTAATACGCATGGTTTCAATGTTATACTCTAAGTCAATTTTTTGACCTACGCCCGTTGAACTACGAGATTTCATACACTGAATCTGATATTTACCACGTTCACGCATACTACGGCTTGTGAAGATACCAAACACGTTATCTGCTGTATTAATCTTTGAAATACCACCTGCAATGTGACTGTGGTCAAATTCAATTTCATCAACGGCTGTACGATTCAACTGTGACGCTGTAACTAGCAATACACCTAGTTCTTTTGCTAAGTTACGCAATTCTTCTGCTACGTACTTGTCTTTAATAAACTGATCGTTAGGACTTACTTTAATTGATACCGGCATCACTAAGTCAAGATAGTCAACCATT